GTCAACGACACTCTTCAGCTTGGACTGAGGAATGGCCGCCCCCATCTGGGCGGCCAGCTGCTGGACCTGAGTAGTCACTGCAAGCTGCTGAGCCTGCCATGTGGCAGGGTCTGTCTTCTCCAGCACTTGAGCCTGCCTGGCGCTCTCTGAGGTCTTCTTCCACCATGAAGTGTCCCGGAGTCCGGCTTGGAACTTTTCGGCCGTCCAGGAGCCGTCTACGGCTTCCTTGAACAGCTTCTTGAGTTCACTGTTGCCGTTCAGAAATCCATATGCCCAGCCGTACGAGGCAGCCAGCTCCTCGGGAGTCATTTTGACCTCAGCTTCAGTCGGACCATCGGCCACCGAAGCACCAGAAGTCTTGACTCCATCGATGCGACGGCCACCCATGAACCTGTCCAGGTAGTAGCCGGAGGTCATGTCAACCACTTCGGCAGACTTGCCGGGGCGGGGAGTATGGAACATCTTCCCGTTGCCCATATAGATGCCGACATGGTCAGGTCCGGCTACATTCTTGTCGGTGTCGAAGAAGACCAGATCGCCAGGGCGAAGGCCCTTCATTCCGATGGCCTGACCCTGGCCGATCTGGTCGTAGGTAACTCGGGGCAGCTTGATTCCGAAGTGAGCAAAGCCGTACTGCATCAGGCCGGAACAATCGAAGCCTCCAGGCTGGGCACCGCCCCAGACGTAAGGCGTACCCTTGAACTGCAACAGGTACTTGACGATGTCCTCACCTGACGCCATTGCTAACCTCCAGTAATCATCTGCATGAGAGCGTTGAAGTAAGTGGTACCAGCCTGGTACTTGCCGTACTCAGGCCCCTTCTTCGCTCCGCCTTCCACAATGGAACCCAGGGCAGCCTGGGAAGCACCACCCGTAGTGGTGCTGGACTGGGCTACCTCTTCCCCCATGTCATTGAGAGTGTGAGTAGTCGTAGTCATCTCAGGGTTTGCCCGCTCATAGCCATTGATGCTGGACCGGTACTTGGCCAGCTCTTCATCCGTAGGTGCACGGCCAAGCAGCTCCGTGAGCATCTGAGTAGTCAGTGCCCTGACGTCCTCGGGGGACGACAGGTTGACGTTCTTGCTCGTGGTCGTCTTGGTCCGGGGTCCTACATACTTGACCTTATCGCCGGTCCTGGCGTCATAGAGCCAGTCACCCTTGCGGATGGTACCGAAGCCCTTGCCGTCATTGGCGTAGGAACCCATGACATCCCAGGGCGACCACTCGGCACCTTCCTTGGAGAACGCCTGGGCGGACTTTACGAGTCCATCCCAGGCATCCATGATCTCAGGCATGCCCATGTTGTAGTCGAAGCCAGGCATCTTGTAGAGAATGCCCTTGGAGATGAAGTCCCGCTTCTGCTTCTCGTCCCAGTTAATGGGAGCCATGCGGGCATTCTCGTAGCTGTCGGTGTTCTTGCCCGAGAAGGCCCCAATCATGCCCACACCACCAGCCGCAAGGCCGGGGTTGAGGATCCCCTTGTTGGGTCCGAGATAGACTCGGCTGCCAGGAGTTCCAGGCTTTGAATTGAAGCCACTCAGATAAGCCCCGGCATCAAAGCCGGGGCCAGCAGACACCGTCGACCCACCAGACAGGCCGGAGCCAGTGGCCTGAAGGGCCGCAAGTCCCTGCTGCTGCTGAGCTTGGTCCAGAACATAAGGCCCATCGGCCATGGCTACTCCTTACTGAAGGTCGTCGTTAGACAGGTACCTGTTCATGAGTTCGTTGAATGCGATGTTGGAGTTGGCGAGCCCCATTCGGAACTGGCCCCACGCATATCCGATGTCGGCAGACTCTCCGATGGGAGTGATCCCATCAGCGGCGTAGGAAACCTGACTAGCCCCTCGCTGCTTGAGCGCCTTCTTGAACATCGCACGCCCTGCCAGGTACTGCTGGAGTACCGGCATCTCCCGACGCATCGGGTCGTTCATCAGCTTCTCGTCCTTGAGTGCAATCTCGAACGAGCGTATGCGGCTCTGAACCTTGCCACGATCGGTGACATTGAATGCCTCTCCCCATGCGGGGTACTGCTGAGACGTTCCATCCACCAGGTTTTTCCTGGCCTGGTTGAGCTGTTCGGCTCCCGATTCACTGTAGGACTTGAAGCCATTGCGAATGAGCAGATAGTCCAGATACATCTTCCCGGCCTTGTACTGATTCCAGCCGGTAGAGATCTGGTTCTGCTCAATGGCGTGCTCCGCAGGGATTTTCTCCCGAGCCTTCTCGGCTCCGAAGTTCTGCTCCATCTGCTTCGCATATACGGCGGAGGAGAAAGGACCTCCGTTGTAGACATCGCCCACCCAGAAGGCAGCCATGTCAGGGTCGGCAGAAATCTCGTCCTTGTACTTCTCTGCCTGCTGGTCAGCGCTGATGGTGGCAGCAATTCCCATTGACTTGGACAGGGAGGCAGTGAAGCCCGAGTAGTCCGCCCCGAACTTGGCAAGGAACCTGTCATTGGCAGTCTCAGGATCAATCTTCTTGAGCTGAGAGAGCTGGTCGACAAAGAACTGGTACGGCGTTCCGGTGAGGGGAGTCTGCTGCGTCTGAGCAGGAGATCCCCACGCCTCCAGGAAGTCCAGGAAGAGGAACTGCTTGGCCTCTTGCTCGATCTCCTTGGGTGAGAACTTAGTGCCGTTCTCGTGGAACTCCATCTGCTTCTTGTTCCAGATTGCCAGGTAAGCCTTCTGGTATGCCTCGTTGTCCGGGTCATCACCCTGATACGCAGCCCAGAGGCTGCGCATGTACTTCGGAGTGATGGCCTCAGTCATTGAGCCAGAAGGTCCGTAGGGCAGGATCTTGGACCACTGAAGGAACTCTCCAGTCGAAGGCGCCGCCTTAGCGAGCGCCGTACCAGCCACCTGAACCATAGGTCCAGAGCCAGGGTTCCACCAAGGATCCCCAGGTAGGATGGTGTTCATGGCCTGAAGCTTGATCGGAACAGTGCCGCTACCCTTCTCCGCCCATGGGGCTTTGAGATGAAGCGTCCTGTCCTGGATCGGAACGAACTTCCTGCCGATCACCTTAGCCGTCCCCGGAATAGGATGGCCCTTCTTGTCCAGCTTATACGTAGTCGGGTCTACAATGTCCGCATAGCCATCCTGGCCAACCAGGTTGCCCTGAGCATCGGTCACCATGTTGGCTGCGACCGGGGCATTGTAGATCTGAGCAATCCTGCCGAGGGCCTGTGGCTTCTCAGCGATCAGCCCACCCCATCGGGCAAGGCCGTCAGCGTGAGCCGAGTAGAACGGAGCTATGAACCGAAGGGCCTCGGATGCCGAAGTCCTTGTAGGGTCATAGACGATCTGAGCCATATCCTTGCGAGCCATCTTGTCCGACTTCAGCATGAGCTGATTCAGCTCTTCCGGAGTCAGGTGATCCGTCTTGCCCTGAGACATACGGACTCGAAGCTCACCATCGATCAGCTCCTTCATCCGCCCTTCCTGGAACTTGACGTACACAGGGTTCCGGGACATGACCGAAGAAGGAATGGCACCCAGCCTCTTGAAGCCGTTCTTAATGGCGGCATCGAGGATGTTGCCAGGCTGGTGCTTGCCCCACAATGCAGTCTTGTCCAGAACTTCCTGGCCGTGAACAACCGGGAAGTCATTGGGCGGGATTGCCTTGTGGAGGTCGGCCTTGGTGAGGTCTTCACCGTCAAGCAGCTTCTGTCGCAGGCCAGTGTCCTCGGGAAGGTACTTGTCCAGAGTGAGCCTGATCTTTTTGATCAGTTCCTCGGGGTCCTTTCCCTGTCCGCCGATGTCCTTCAGATGCTGCTTGCCAGCAGGCGTTGCAAAGTACCTACGGGCGGCTTCGCCCGTAGAGTCCTGCATGACCAGCCGGAAACCTTCATCCTGAGCGAACTGACGGTTGAGGGCATTGAGCCATTCAGCCATGTGCTGCGGCTGATCGGGAGTGATGTAGTCCCAGGAGCCGGAGCGGATAAGCCGCTCCTTGTCCACAGCTTCAGCGCGTGCGTAGATGGCAGACGCCGCAACGTCTCCTTCTGCATCGAACTGGGAGCGGCTGATCGGGTTGGTCCACTCCTTGGAGAATGCCTGCGGAACAGTCATCCCACGGTACTGGTAGGACTTCTCACCGATGCGACGGCCAGTCGATTCGACAGCCCGGTTCAGTACGTAGTTCGAGTACTGAGCGAACTCATTAATCACCTGACCATGGTCATCAATGCGACTGGCCAGATCCTCGATCTTCTGCTGGTGCTGCTCAAGAGCAATCGCGGAACGATTGCTCATAGGCTTGCCAGCGTTGTTGTCCAAGATGCTCTTGCGCTTCTTCTCAAATCGGGCCAGCTCCTGCTGAAGCTTGCCCTGAGCTTCACGCTCCATCTTGATGCGAGCATCAATGACGGGCAGCGCCTTGTTCACCCGGATGCGAGTAGTCTTGACGGCAGCGAGCTGAGCCTTGAGAGAATCAACTTCGGGCTGACTGTGAATGGTCTTCAGTTCTGCCCTGAGCGCATCGATCTCCTTGCGCTTCTTGGTTCCCTTGATTGCCGTCTGGATCTCAGCGATCCTGGCAGGGTTCTTGGGCTTGGCCTGGGCAGCTGCGATCTCCTTCTCAAGTGCAGCACGACGAGCCTTAGCAGAAGCGATGACCTCATCATCGCCCAGGTTCACAACTGCAAGCCTGGAGTCAACACCCGCCCCCGTGGAAGGAGTGTAGGAGCCGCCTATCTTGGCGGCAACCTTCTCAGCTCCAAGCTTCTCAGCCACCCGACCGCTAACGTTCCCAAGTTCTGCATTGAGCCACTGGCCTCGGTTTAGTACAAAGTTCGTACTGCCCTTGGTGCCGCTAGCCATGATGTGCGACAGGAAGCCGAACTTGATAGCAGCAGCGGCCAGCTCCTCGGAAACCATTCGGGCCGTGTAGGCAGGGCGGAGGAGAGTAGACGCCTTCCAGATGGTGTTCGCATTGTCTGCGAACATTCGAGTCACATCGGCAGCAGAGCCACCCATGCGGCGAAGGGTCTTCATGCCTCCGGAGTTCCTTGCCAGAACCCGGTTGATCTCCTTGATCGGGAGAAGGCTGTCAGTCTGGGAAAGCTGAGTCTTGGCCAGTGGGCTGACGCTCCAGCCTACGCCGTCCTCGATGTGGTCAACAGTCTTGGCGGCACCCTCATCCATGGCGGAGGAGAACGCCTGCTTGGTACCGAACTTACTGGACCCGACAGTCTTACCGGCCAGCTTGTTGACGGTGTCGGCAATGCCGACCTTGGTCATGCCCTGGAAGATGTTGGCAATCTCGGGGTCGAGACCATGCACACGCTGAGCCATGTGGTTCATGACTTCACCGTGGATCTCATCGAGGGCCCTGGACTTCGCAGTCTTGTCGCCCGCCGTGAGGTACTTGTTCAGTAGGCTGGAGCGCTGATCGGCCCCCAGCGCGGGAACCTCTCGAAGCATCTCGTAGACGCGGTCTCCCGCGTCGGCGTCATTGTGATTGATGCGACCGACCGGAGTCCTGTCACCGAATGCCTGAAGCATCCGGACTGGAGTCCCAAGGAATCCCCTGCGCAGACCTTCAGTACTGAAGACTCCCCTACGGTCTGCCATCTTGTTGGCGAACTTCTTCTCAGCCGCCTTGGTCGTGGAACGGAAAGCCCCATTGCCCATGCGGTAAGCCTGGGGCAGCGAGCCGAAGAGGTGAGCGCCCTTGACTGCGGTGCTGAAGTCTTCAGCTCCAAGGTTCTCAGCGAGAGCGGACCGGAGCATCGTGCCGATGCCCTCAGCCCTGGCAAGCTCCTGGTTGACCATATCAACCTGAGAAGCCTTCCATGTGTTCGCCTGCTTGATGAAGGACTTGGAGACAGTGCCAGCGGCATTGATCTTCATCTTCGGGCTGGCCTCAAGTACAGCCTTGGCGGCTTGCTCGTGAAGACCAGTAGCCTCGGGGCTGAGAACCAGAGGCGGCTTCAGCTCGGCTCCTGCTGCTACCTTGGCGCCTTCCTTCTCTGCGAAGTAGGCAAGCAGTGCAGGCTCAAAGTTCACCGATCCAACGAGCTTCCGGTTGTCCATGACGCGACCGATGTCGTCCAGGCTGTTCGAGCCCTTGGCCATCAGTTCAGCGGCGGCCCTCTGGTCGCCGACGGAGTATCGGTAGATCAGGGGCAGGTCATCACGAGAAGCCCTGGACATCAGGGATGCAAGCTGGTTCTTGGCAACAGCAGCCCGACGTCCACGACCGAAGATGGGATGCGATGCGATCTCCGCTTCAGTCTTGCGAGCGGCGCCGTTAGCGCCTTCGCTGGTGACCCAGTCGAAGAACTCATTCATCTTCTTGCCGCTAGCGACCTCTTCGACCGTCTGAGGCTTCTTGCCTACGAGGGCCTTGGCGCCCCGCACGACCTTGCCTTGATCACGGACAAGCTCTCCACCCTGTTCGATGTACTTGATAGAGCGGACGCCCTTGACGGCAGAGCTGACGCCAGCAGTCAGGTAGGTGCTGGGATCCAGGAACATCACCGACATGAAGTCGAGAGTTCCGGAGCCAGCGGTGTATGTCCATCCTGCCTTGTCCCGCCAGTAGTCGGTGTCCTGGATCAAGCGAGCGGTGTTCCGCTCGCGTGCATCCTTGCCGACCTGGGATTCCTTGATGATGTTCTGAAGCTTCTCAACGTCGTCACTCATGAAGGGAGCGACGGGGCCAATGTCTCCACGGGCAATGCCGGTCAGTGCTGCGTTGGTAACAACCTGACCAGGCGAGATGTTCTCTGCCTGATCCCAGGCATCCGACCAAGCCTTGCCCGAAAACATGATGCTGGGATCTGCATCAAGTGCAGCCTGGGCATCCATCTGAAGGATCATGGACAGCGGTCGGCTGACGACATTCGAGTACAGCCAGTGGGCTCCGGTAGCAAGCTTGTCAACCGGATACCAGACAGCCTTGCCCACAGGGGCAAGGATGTTGTCCTGCACCTTGTCCCACATGCCACCAGTCACCGAGTTGGCTACATCGTCAGCCTTGTCGGTAAAGTTCAGGATGGCACCCAGGAATCCGGATCGCTTCTGCTGGACATCTTCCTTGTCGTCCTCGTACTGGCCCTGAGTGTACTTGGCCTCATACTTGAGCTGGCCAGGAACCTGACCATTGAAAACCTGGTCAGGAGTAGTCGCAACGTCAAAGCCCATCGACGGGTCTGAAGCAAGAGCCTGACCGGCACTCGCCATTTCTGTGTCCCACCAACGCGCCATGCTGTGCCTCCTACATTCCTGTGTCTGCTTTCAGTTTGCGCACAAGGTTCCTTGCCGCATCACTTGAGTTCGGCTGGTCTGCCATGTACAGAGCAGCCATCAGCCACGATTCGTTCCTGGATGCCGAAGGGTCTTCGGGCTGAGGGCCGAGCACTTCCGGCCCAGCTCCTGCACCCATTGCAGCTCCGTCAGTAACCGGGATATCCGGCTGCTGCGACTCTGCATCCAGTCCGATCGAATCGGGGCGCATGGAGCCCATAAGGGCTCCCAAGTCCTGTGGGACTCCAGGGCTGGCAGCCATGGGGGCTCCGGCCTTCTGCTCCTGGTAGTCCTTGTTCTCACCATACGCAGCGTTGGGGAGACTACTGTTGGCATTGCCTACAGCCTTGTCAGTCCTCTGACTGAACTGGCCCGGTCCGCTAACTGGAGTAGCCACGGGTAACCTCCCTGAACTTCTTGTCGTACTGCTTCTGGGTTGAATGCTGAGCTGCCATCATTGCGGCGGAGGCAAGGTAGTCAGCAGTGATCTGCACGACGTCTCCCACAAAGGAGACGCCTAGAGTCAGAAGGGACCACCTATCGTGCAGCCGGGGATTGATGTATGACTCCGTGGTGATCCCTTCTTCTTCCATGATTACTTGTGTCCCTCAAGGGGCGTCTGCTTGGTAGCGCCGCCACCACCGGTCATCGGCGTAGAGACGATGACAGTCGTGTTCCAGAGCTGGTTGACGTTGTCGGTCTGGTGACGGCTGTCACCCATGGCCTCGGACGTCATCGGCATCTGAATGTGGGGAGCGAGCATAGAGCCCTTCTCGCTACGCCAGACACCCTCGGGACCGTGGTCTCCCGCGAACCATCCTGCTTCACTCATTGATCCTCCTAGATAGGTGATTGCCGTTGGGTACGTGTGGACATGGTTGCCTCACCGCCGCTGGTCAGACCAGCTAGCATGCTCTGCAAGTCCATACCCTGTGGCGCCCCCGGTTGTCCGGAGGGGCTTGCATTGGGCTGTGCGCCCGCTGGAGCGCCCCCACCGGCTCCGGCAAGCAGAGCTTCCATGGGATTCTGCGGAGCGCCCGCAGGCGCCTCCTTGGGAGTGAAGACCTTCAGGACTGCATCCTGAATGGAGTCGCCCTTCTCCCTGAGCTTGATCATGTCAGCCAGTCGCTTCAGGGCTTCAACAGGATCCTGACCCTGCAAGGCCATCTGAGGGATGGCCTGTGCGTAGCCCATCATTCCCTGCTTGATCGCATCAACCATCTGCTCGTTGTCGATCTGAACCTGCATCTGCTGCACGTCGATGGACATAGGGAGCTGACGCTGAAAGAAGTCCCTTGAGATGAGCTGGTCACCGCGTAGCTGCAAGAGCCCAACAATAGCTCTCGCGGGATCCTGCCCAGCCGCAAAGCCATACGTGACATCGACCGTGTAGTCTCCGTCAATGTCCTTCGCAGGAACGTAGGTCTCTTCAAAGGGAGTGCCCTGTACTGTTCCACGGACTGTCTTCTTCTCCTTGGGCCACAGTTTCTCGTCCATCTCGAAGCAGAGTTCGATGGCAGTCGACAGAGCCTCGGAGAGGACTGTCTGCCCTGTGGAGATGACAGTGTTGAAGCCACCCATCAGAGCCTGGACGCCACGGCCAGTAATGATGCTGGCATCCATATTGCCGCTCCGGGCTTCAGGAGTGCGCGTTCCCACGCGCAGCTCCTGCTCAAGCATCTGCCCTTCCTGGAAAGCAGCAGAAGGAACGTCGATACCGACTCGCCTGATCTTGTCAGGATTGTCAGTACGGATGACTGCGTCATCCCCGAACGTCATCTTCTGCACATCCCGAGGAACTGCGAGCGGTGCCCGTACAGTCTTCTCGGTAGCCTCCAGCCCGAGGAGTGCCATGCGCGCCTTGGCAAGCTGCACCCAGATGGCGTCATCGAATGCACCACGGATCTCACGGTCATAGCTGGGGCGGTAGCCTACGGAGATGTAGACCTTGCCCAATGGATTCTCCATCGAGCTGACAACCTGCTCACCGTGCTGCGGAAGATACATGACGATCTGATCCGCATCGCAGTACTTGACTACTTCGATCTTACGCTCCGCCCATCCCTGACCGCCCGACTGGCGGTCATTGTTGGACTGAAGAACTCTGAGGAGCTGGGGGAACTTGTTGACCAGATGGATTGCCTGCTCTACCCACACCTTGGTATGGGACTTCACCCGGCCGAACATGTCCCGTTCGATATAGGTACCCATCGGGTTCTCGACCCGGATGTGCGGGCGCTTCTTCTCGAAGTCCGCTTCGATCGAGTAGATGACCTGACCATACGTGGTGTAGTGATCAGCGGCCGTCACCTGACGGCCCGCGTCCAGGCCGGAGCACTGGACGTAGTAGTTGGCAATCTTGGTCTTCTTGGAACTGAACTTCTTGGACTTGTCGGTCACCAGGGTTCCGGCCGAGCAGTTGATGCTCGGCATGGCTCCCATGACTTCTGCCATGTCTCGCGCTGAAGTGTCGATCAGGTTTGCAACGATGGGCTTCGGCCATGCTTCAGGCATAGAGCCCGGCATGACCGTATCGGTGTCGCCCGACCGGACGCTGTAGACATTGTTCCAACGGGCGTCACGCTCAGCGGAGGCACGGCGTAGCGACTCTACGCGGTCCTTGATCTCTTCATAGGCCCTAGCCATGTGTCCTCCTTACGTTACTTGAGCTTCTTGTCGATACTCCGCACTCGGGTCACCAGGTCGGCAAAGACGGAGCGACCGGTCCAGTAGTGCCGGGGATTCTTCGGATCGTCGCTGTAGTCAGCAGCGTCCTTCGGGGCAGTGAACTTGTCGGCGGAGAGAAGACGGTCAACTACCGCATCCGCAATCTTGTTGATGTCAGCAGGGGTCACGTCGTCATCATCCTTAAGGTCTGGGTTGAGCTTGCCATTCTTCACGTATGCGTACAGAGGATCGCCAGGGCAAAGGGTAGGGTACCCGTCGCGGTGTCCCTTGATCTCCGTACCCGAACCACCGGTTCGTAGATACTGGATCGCCTCCTTCAGACCCTGGACAACTTCGGCAGAGACTGCGCTGTCGTTCGTCCCGTAGAGGACGACGACTGAGTCATGGTTCGCATTGAGCGTCTGATTGCCGTTGGCGCCAGTGCGGTATCCAACACCACGGCCCTCCATGACATAGCCGTGGCGACAGACAGCGAGCGAATAAGCGACATCGGAATACCCCTCGGCCTTGTTGGCGAGATGGGAGTTTCTGATTCCACTCCAGTACCCCTTACAGTAGCTGTGATCCCGAACCGGAGACCTGGTCCCCTCGTAGTGGACTTTCACCCCAAGGGTCTTTTTGGTCTTAAGCGGTGCGGCACTTGCAGGCCAGCCGAGATCCTTCCTTGAGATGAATCCCTTACTGAACTTCATTCGCTCTCCTCTAGATACTTGAGTGCGGCGTCAAGCTTGCCAGGCGCCTCAACGAATCCGAGGAAGCCATTGCAGGGTTGACACAGGAGGCCCCTCGGCCTCCCGGTCTCATGGTTGTGATCCAGAACCTTCGCCTCATTCTCGCTGCAGATGAGGCAGGTGCCGTCTTGATCGAAGTACATGGCATTCCACATCTGCCTGTCTACGCCGTACAGGCGAATCAGGTTTGCCCAGTGAGTGTTGTAGCGAACTCCGCTCTTGTGCTTGCGGTCACTAGGTGCGCAATCCTGGCAGTAGCTCTTGCGGGTGGCGACCATGATGCCGCCACACTGCTTGCATGTCATCCCCACCACTCCCCATTGCCTTCAACCATGCTTGACTGTGCGTAGAAGTCCAAGTCTATCACCATAGACTTCTGCCTATCGCGTTCTGATTGATACTCCGAGGAGACGTGGAAGATTGACTCCACGTTGTTGACCAGCTCACGAGCTTTGGTCTCTGCGAACCACAGGGCCATCACGGTATCCTGCTTGGCCTTGGACTGGGGAAACCAGGTGACGAGCTGTTCGATCAGGGCCTTGACTCCCTCGTTCTGAGAACGATTGGGCAGCCGGATCAGGCCCTTGCCTTCCTTGGCTCCATCGAACAGCATGGACATGGAAGCAACACCGAAGTCCACATCGTTCTTGTTGTTGCCGGTGAAGTGCTCACGCAGGTGGGTGCCATGGCTGCCCAGGAAGTTCCGGAGATCCCGGTTCTGGGTGACCATGAGGTTCATCGCGTTCTTCTCGATGACCCACTCGTTCACGTGGTACCTGACTGTCCACTCTTTGATCTTGTCGAAGAGGTCGTCAGGTTTGCAATTGGGCCTAGTCCATACGTCAAGAACCCACCGCACTCCGGACACACGATCGACTCCCAGTATGATTGCCGCAGAGTGGCCTGTGATCGCAGGGTCAAAGCCGCCGATGACATAAAGTCCATCCATGCCGTTGACCCGATGTCCGGGTGCACCTCTCTGCATAAAGCCAGCGGCACGCATGCCGTCGATGGAAGCATGAACCTTGTCGGGCGGGAAGATGGCATCTGCTGTCACCTGCTCCTGCTGGTAGACCATGGCCCAGTTCTGAGCCGAGCTTGTGGCTCGGCGTCTGGCTAGAGACTTTCCTGAGTGCCAAGGGTAAAGGCCGTCTGCGTTCTTTTCCACCAGACGTCTTGCTCCGAGCGATACCGGAGGCCGGTTGGTCCAGGGTGCGAGAACATGCCAGTCATCGGGGTTGTCCGCAAACTCAAGTACAGCAGGTTGGGTGAGGTAAGTCCAAGGGGACTCTTCATCCTGTCCATACCATTCTGGCTTCTGTATCTCTGAGTAGAGTTCCACTGGTGCCAGGCGTGTTCCCACCAGCAGAAGGGTGCCACCCGGGTAGGATAGCCGGTTGATGACCTCTCGCTGGATCCAGTCGATTTGCTTCTCGAACTCATGAGCGTTCTTCCCCGTCACGGTGTCGTCAAGGATGATCAGGTCAGCACGGTTACCGTAGATCTGGCCGTTCATACCCAGAGCCTGCACCGTAGGGGTAGCCTCGCCGGAGTCTCGCGACTCGGCGTTGATGTAGATGGCGTCGGCAGTCCAGGAGGCAGAGTTGGCATCGAAGCCCCCTTCAGGGGCGAACGCCTGCTGTAGCTTCTTGTAGGACTGGTTGGCCCCGGCGAGGCGATCCTTGATCGCTCGCAGGAATCGCTTAGCCATCTCCTGAGTCTGGGACACCAGGATGATTCGGATGTTCGGGTCCTGGCAGATCCTGTAGGTCACGTAGTTGACCGTGATGGTCGTGGACTTCGAGTGCTCCGGAGGAGTGTTGACAATCGTCATCCCCGGGTCACCCTTCTTGTAGACCTGCGAAGGATGCAGGTCCCTGGGCTCACGACCCTCAAGGATGTCGTACCACTGGAGCTGATGCCAGAAGAGCTGAGTGTCCAGGTACTCCATGCAGAACTCGGGGAACTCCGGCATCTCCTCACGAGCCTTGGCAGCCTGCTCGGGATGTTGCATCAGCTTGATGCGGTCCATGTCGTGGCGAAAGTTCTCATCAGAGGTCCGCCAGTACTGGATGGTGTTCGGGTGGACCCCAAGGTCATCAGCAGCCTGTCGCTGGCTCAGGCCCTTCTGGAGATACTTCAGGACGGTAGCCTTGCCAGCCTTGATCTGAGGGTTGCCCTGTGAGCCGCCTTTAGGGCGGCTCTTGTGGAGCTTGCCATCCTCAGTCTTGTAAACTTTTGCCATCCGCCTTCTCCTTTATAAGAACTGCGCAGTCTGTGCTTAGCACGATCCGCGCGACTCCTTTAGGTCTATGGCGGAGGATGATTCCGCGTTAGCGGTACTGCTCTTAAGTATGCATGTCCAAGGCCACCCCTCAAGGGTGGCCGTAGGTTCTATTGATACTGTAGCTCCTCGCCTTGGGGCTCGAAGCTACTAGGGCTGTTCAGACTGTTCAGACTGTTTGATCTACATCTTTAAGGTCTCACTATAAGATGTAGGCGGCACCCCACCGCTTGGTTCCATTACTTTACCAACTCTTTACCAACTATCTACAGAGAGTCACAAGACCCGAGTCTATCGGTTACTCTGCGTAGATCTAGGGCTCTGTGGACTGTGATACATGTCATATCTGTCGTGGGTCTCACACACACACACACGCCCCGGATTAAACATCCCCGGGTCACTCTGAGTGCACAGCTCGGACACTCTGAGTTCTCTTGACATCGAGAGTCTTAGCACTGAACAGTCTACCCATGCTCAGGTGAGCAGGCTCATGCTCATGCGTGCAGCACTGGACAGTATGTATAGATATACAGGCCTCTGCATGTACATACTGTACAGCGCTCATATGAGCAGCCACACCATCAGATGTGCGCAGCTTTGTAGGATGTTCACAACCATGAACGGCGGATACATACGTAAACGCAGGAAGATCTGTAGATATCCCACAGAATCCATGGTCTGTGTGCCTGTTTGCCATGGAATCGCAGGTGGGGGACTATGTACCAGGCTTTGTACCACGGCCCACACAGGCTATACAGGCGTATGAATCCAGGGGATCTATCCGGACATACAGCCTAGACGCGCGTACAGATGGTAAGGGGCAGAAGCCCACGGCAGGCCTTACGGGCCTGCCTTCGCATCAGCAATCTGAAGAATCTTTTGAGGCCATCAGTGCAGGTCAGGCCCTGCATCCCTCTCCGCCACAGGGCAAACTTCTGGTTTGCTTGTAGACAGCCCTTGGCGGCACGTGGATAGTTCTCGTTGTCAGCACGACGGCGAGGCAAGCAACACCAGCCAAGCAGTCGGAAGCTTCGAGCGGCTGACAGTCAGTGAACAACCCGGGCGAATCCTTTGCGGGTGCAGGGACTCACTGACTCCTTCAGAACTGAACAGCTTGGCTACACGCTCACATGAACCTGAAGAAGGCCTGTGTGCTCGCCTGGGGCTCTTACAGCCCACGTAGGTACACAGACACTCGGAGGCAGGATTGAGAGCGTCACGGACAAGCTGTAGTGGCAGGAGACGGATACGAGGTCAGTGCCGTGCCGGGTGACTCCCTTCGGGGATAGCTACAACAGGCAGTCAGGGCTTACAGAGACTGGCGAGACCCCCTTGAGTGGGGGAGTAGGCAGGATGGGCGACCAGCCGTTCACAATCCGTTGAATGAACCCACGATCCTTGAGAACTCAACAGTGTGTCGCATACGAACTTCGGACCAACTACGCCCTAACGGGCGTGTGGAAGGCGCAGGACAGCTCCCTACGGGTCGAGCTACGGCGCTCTTGGTTCGTATGCCTTCTCTCTCGATAGGGCCTCACAGCCCTATCGCCAGCCCCTTACGGGGGGCTGGCTCTCCTACTTGATGCCTGCCAGGTCATTCGTGGTCTGGATGGGCATCAGGGTGGTGGGTAGACAGCTCTTTTGAGTGTTATGCCTATCCTCCGCCCAATGCGTACACGATGTGTACGCAGAGACTGAAGGAGAGAGTGTGGAAGATCAGATTCTTCAGTTCATGAAGAAGCGTCCCCAGTACGTAGAGCAACACGTGCGAGACATTGCACTTGAGTGCGACTACGACGGAGTGCCGTTCTGCACTAAATGCGCAGACTGGCATCTGGACGGCGAAGACCACACTGAAGACTGAAGGAGAGAGAACGTGTGGGATGGACAGTGCATAGCTGAAACCAGAGCTGGCAGGCAGTGCTCCAAGAGGAGCCTGGAGGCCTACTGGGTCCACTCCTTCCAGGGCGAGAAGTTCGACAGTGTCACCTGGGTGGAAGTCTGCGAGACTCACTCGATCAACGCCCTGCGGGGCGGAATGGTGTCATCGATGGACATTCGTCACTGGACCAAGGAGCGGTCATGCTGAACAAGGTAATTATGGGTGACGATCCACAGCCCATCGGTGTAGGCAACCTGAAGCTCTCAGACTTTCTGGAAGCTACTCGCTTTGTCGCCACGCCGGATCAGATTACCATCCTCCAGGATCGTGAGGATGAGTGCCTGGTGACCGTCTGGCTTCCCGACATGAACGAATGGGAAGTCTGGTACTACCAGAGCGAGTACATCTACTGAGGCTACCTAGAGCCAACGGAGCGCCTTTCGGGGCGCTCCTTGGTTGTAGCAGCACCTCAGTGCTGACTGAACCAAGGAGAGAGACCATGATTGATCAACGCCAGGACTGGACCGGCCACAACTTCCCCTCTGAAGGATGGAAGCCCAATGCCGGTTCCACTGTCACCTGGTTTCGCTGGATCAATGCCAGGCGATTCATGTTCACTCTGTGGCTGAATGGCGCACACAAGGCCACGTACATTCAGTGCATGGACACCACGGGCCCCAAGAGTCAATGGCACATCCGGCATCACTTCAGTCTGTGACCACTCTGAGCGCTCCCGGAAGGGAGCGTTGAGACGGCATCACAGCCGACACAAGGAGAGAGAAATGAACGAGCCGATCAAGCTTCAGTACGATGCCCTTCTCGCCAGCGCTCAGGCACTGGTCGAGACCGTGGGCCCTGACTACGTGTACGTCACGCCTGATGGTGAGCCCGCAGATGATGGGTACAACCAGCAGTGCCTGTACGTGCACAACAATGGTGAGGCCAGCGTTCCCGGCTGCCTCGTCGGCACGCTGCTGCATTCGGCAGGGGTTCCCCTGGGAGTCATGAAGGACTTCGAGGGTGAGGATGCCCATCAGCTCATCACGGGCCTGAAGGAGTACGGCATCCTGGCCGACATTCCCGGAAAGGCCGACGAGTTCCTGCAATTCGCTCAGGCCCGCCAGGATGTAGGCACCACCTGGGCTAATGCGGTGAGTCAGGCAGCGGACTGGGTGGAAAAGGGAGGCAACTGACAGGGGCCCACAGGCCCTGACTGTAGCCAGGCTGAGCGGCCCTCTTCGGAGGGCCGTTGAGACGGCACTACAGCCGAATGAACAAGGAGAGAGAATGATTGAGGATGGCGACAAGGACTACGTGGGCACGCGACTGATGGTCAATGGCTATGAGGTCGAGATCACATCACCCATGTACGGCTGCTGGAAGGCCAAGCGCACCGACGGCAATGGCACTCTCTACCTGGATGACTGGGACATCGAGATGGCTGTTGGCGGAGGCGAGTGATGAGCAAGGGCGACAGCTACACCGTCTGGGTGTGTGACAACTGCATGCTTCACCACATGAATGGTGAATGTGGAGACTGTCACACAGACCCTGGGCACGACAGGGAACAATGGATTCTCTGGGAAGCTGCCAAATACCGCATCACCAAGGGAATGCTGTCCAGCAGGCATGAGTGCAGCGACTACGAGCCTCTTCAGGAGATCGAGTCCGAGTGCGACTGCGAAACGCGGGACTACTCCATGACTGCCTGTGAAGGATGCGACAGCACTCTGCACGGACAGCGCTATGCATTCACGATCTGGGAGACATCATGAACAAGAACCACACCGTCAATTCCGCACGGCGCCGGGGATACCGGACGCTGATGTGGCTTCGGTCGGTCGAGAACCGGAACTCCAGGCCCCGCAAGTCCATGACGGTCTTCGGTAGTGGCACGGCATCCGGTGCTCACGTGAAGGGCTGACCATGATCCTGCTTGGACTGGTCGGCTTGGTATGGATGATCGGCTACCTGTACAGAACCTGAAGCTACGCAGAGCTCACGGGCCCCTTCGGGGGCCCTGGGTTGTGCCAGCACTTCAGTGCTGATGGACAAAGGAGAGAGAAATGGACGAGGCGTTCAAGACTGAATGGATCAAGCGCCTGCGCTCAGGAGACTATGTGCAGGGGCAGGGCCAGCTCAGGAGCGAAAACAAGTACTGCTGCCTCGGGGTGGCATGCGACATTGCCGCCGACTGGGGAATGGGTGAGTGGGTGGGCGATGCCTTCGCCTACGACGACCCGTACGTCAGTGATGGCGTTTGGGCAGAGAGTGCCTGGATGACCGGGCACTTGCCTTACGCCCTGGCTCGCAGGCTTGGGCTCCCATCAGGCAATCCCCACATGTCCGATCCGAACGAGTACCTGTCGGATCTGAATGACAACGGATTCGGCTTCGGCGATATTGCTGACATCATCCAGGCGCAGCTGTGATGTATCTCATCACTCACTTCTGCACATGAAGAAGGTCCTCCGAGACCAGTGAGAGCCTACGGGGCCCGAAAGGGCCCCTAGGTTGTCGCGGCATCTCGGTGCCGGTCAATCAAAGGAGAGAGAATCATGAAGTTCACCAGTTCGGCCACGCCGTACAAGTATTCCAAGGCTGGCAGTGGCAAGCAGATCACTGACCTCTGGGACGGATATCCCTGGGATCTCGAAGAGATCGACGAACTCAATGGGTTCGTGGAGCTTCGGCCCGCCCTGGACGGCACGTGGCTGGCAGTCAACTGGGACAAGGCCTGGGGCATCTTCACCGTATTCATGGAAGAGGCGTAGTCATGGAAGACGACACCGACATGGGTGAGACGATCGTGCTCGATGAAGAACTGAAGGATGAGAGCGTGTAATGCACCTCATCCATAAGTGGAACAAGTATCGCGAGGTGACTGTACGCACCAGGCGCGATAAGATCATGACCGTGCAGGCGAGAGTCTGCATCAAGTGCGGTCGGGTCAAAGCCAGATCGTGGGGAAGCTAGCTGTGACTAACCAGAGCGCCCCGCCGCAAAGCGGGACGTTGTGGCAGCATCACAGACATAGGTGCTGATGAATCAAAGGAGAGAGATATGTGCAACAGCTACGAGTCCTGCCCGGTCCACTTCCGGCATGACGCGTCTGTTGATGACTCCACCGACCCCTTCTACATCACGTATGTAGGAGAGTGGGCGGTCTACACTTGCCTGGAGTTCCGGGTAGGTGGGGACAAGGAGCTTCAGCAGGAGGCTGAGCTGATCGCCCTGGGGCAAATCATGGGCCTCAACGTCGAGGACAGGGCTCGCAAGCTTCTGGACAAGATGGAGGCCAAGGCCTGTTCCCGAATTGTTCAGGTCGGCCACGGCTCCCTTTCGGACGTGCTGGAGGGCGGGAAGGTCGTAGAAGGCAGTGAAGAGTTCGTGGAGATCGCACCTCGCGGTGAGGTAAAGGCGCTCCATGACCACATGGTGAAGAAGTGCCACCAGCTGTAAGGAACTGCCCACCCTTCGGGGTGGGCGGCGAAGGATGTACGGATCGCCGAAACATAAGTAGGCGCCTGTCTAGCCACGCAGGGCTATGATGACAAGGACTTCATCCGTACATCCCTCTCCGCCCATCGTGGACGGAAGCAAAGGAGAGAGACATGTTCCACATTTCGTACGAGGATGCGTATCGATGGGTCTCTGACGTAGTCAAGGGCAATGAAGACTACGTGTACCAGCCGCCCGGTGATGCCGTAAGCTGCTCGTACTGGGACGTTGAAGAGAATCAGCCTTCCTGCCTGATCGGACGTGCTCTGTACGAGAACACATCCCTGACGGCTGAGGACTTCCTCGCCAATGGATGGAATCAGTCGATCATCGGCCACTTCCTGACCTACCTTCGCGATGAAGGCAAGGCAACCTTCGACCGGAAGGCCATGGTCTTCATGCGGGCGGTTCAGTTTCGCCAGGACACTGAAGAGACCTGGGGCGATTCCCTCAAGTACGGCGTTGCGGCCGCCAACCTGACCAACTGATCCACCCCCACCCGGAAGGGTGGGGCTTCAAGTCACCCAGGAACTCTCTCCCCTGGGTGGCCTGTGGCCTCATCACGAAAGGAATCAGATGACCAGCAACTACAAGTACTACATCGACAGCTCCGAGAACCCCTCCAGCAACCCCGAGGATGCCCTTGACGGCCCCTACGCGGTCCTGGAGAACGCCCAGGAGCAGGCGAGGATCTTCGCCACCGGCAAGCCCGGTGTCGAGTTCTACGTGAACCGTGTGACTACGTCCATCGTTCAGGTCTACCGAGCCGAGTCCGTCATCAGTCTGGAGACAGAGGTTCTTGACGCTTCCCAGTAGGACCAAGCAGGCCCAGTGGCTCTCCGCCATGATCGACAAAGGGGCGGAGGCAGAAGAAAGCCTTGACAAGTTCTCTCAGCGCATCGTGAACAGCTTTCACGACATGTTGACCGAAGGAATCAAGGATGGCACACCGTTCCCTCATCAGGGAACGGTCTTCAAGTCTCCGTTCACCACCAAGGTGCACTATGTGGCCTGGCAGGAAGGAGATCTGGCATGGATAGTGTCCCAGGACTGTCGGTTTGGGAGTCTAGGGAAGACCGACGATCCTTTCTGGAAATATACGGAGAGTTCGCGATCCGACCCCCTTGGGTTTACAAAGAACCCGGACTGGTCGATCGGGGACGTGGTATCTCGCGGTCAGAGGTACTATCGCGGAAAGATCGTCGCCGTCGGGAACAAGTGCGTTCTGCTGGAGAACCTGCACAACGGGCAGATTCAGCCGGACAGCAACGAGAACATGAGCAAGTACTACAGGAGGGAAGGCTAGTGTCCAGATTCAAGGTCGGAGACAAGCGGCTCGATGGGTCCGGAGACATCCAGGAGATTCTGGCTGTCGAGATGATTGGCACCCACGCGTACTACTGGGTCAAGGACCACGGCCGTGGAGTTGTTACCACTCTCGCTCACCTCTATACGGCCAATGGGGGTGACTTCGCCAAGCTCGATGAGATCCCCGAGCCCTTCTTCGAAGAGGGAAAGAACTACGTCGACAAGCACAACGGACAGGTAATCACCGTCCTGGCCGTCAGGGAAGTTCGAAGCAGTGGCCGGGTGGCCATGGCGGAAACATCTAGAGGTATCGCCATGATTCTCTACTCGTACGACCTCAAGGACTTCAGGCTGGCCTGAGCAACCGAAAGGCCCCGGGTTCACGCCCGGGGCCCTAGGTCTTATCCCTCGTACTGTCGCTCAGTAGTGATCTGGGCACGTTCCATGCCGATCGTCTCACGGCGATTGTCCCAGCCTGCCCGGAGGTCTGCCGGGTTCACCCTCCCAAGCTTGTCCCGAAGGGCCTTGACGGCCCTCTTGTGCCTGTTATGAACCGCACTCTTGGTCTTGCCGAGCCTTTCACCTACCTGATCATGATTGAGGTGAAGCCCGTACCGCAGGAACAGAACCTCCCGGTACTCCTCTTTGATCTCCGCCAATCCTGCCTTCACATCGGACAGCATGGCGTAGATGTCACCAGTCTCATTCACCTGACCCTTGGCCGACGGCTGTCCGTCGCCATGATTCCCGAACGACTGCCAGTCCTCGTAAGTGAACGCCGACTCCAGAAGGGTTTCGATAACCGCTACTGAATAGACATACGTATCATCCTTTGTGTAACCATTTGCGTTCTGGTCCTCCTTCGATGCGGTAGCAGAAGCTACTTTCAGCATCGTTGAGTAGACCTTGGCCTCCCACCCGTTGAGCTTCTGGGCCTTCTCTACTGAACCCTGGTTCTCGTAGGCCCACAGCCACAGTTCCTGCTGCACATCCTCAACGGAGACGTAGGAAGGCCACTTGTTCACCGTAGTCATAGCCGCTCGCTCGACGAGCGGCGTCATCAGTTCATGAAAGGTGGTCATCGAATCTCCTAGTACTTCTGACCGTTGAACAGAAACCCACGGTCAGTCATTACAACAAGCTCGGGGTAAACTCTCTTCCCGTCATCGGCAAGAACTCCGAACGACATATTCCATGACACGCTCCCGTCCTTGACGTACGTAGCCTTGACCGGATCCATAATCGATCCGACGTTCATGGTAAACCGACCGTCAACCTTGCCCTCGAAGCCGTAGGCCCGAGTGACAAGGGCAGGCTGGTGCGTGTGACCGAACACATAGGAACGGTGCGACCCGTAGCGCTCGGTGAACTTCTTGTCCCAGGCGTTAGGGCTAGGCGAGTACCCCCCGCACTCGTGTCCGTGGATAGCGTAGACGTTGGTCCCGATGTTGATCGGGCCCTTCTCGTAGCTCCATCCCAGTTCATCGAGAGAGAAGAGAGATGGGATGGACAGGCTGTCCAGGGATGCCAGTGCGGGGGCATACTTCTTCACGAATGAAGTGATGCGCAGATCATGATTGCCCTCCAGCCACCGCAGACGGGCCTTGGGGGCCCTCTTGCGGACCTCCTCAAGGAAACCCACAGAGTACCCGCTGATGTGGTCCTGAAGGGTGTCTGCGTACATTCCTGCGGTACCTACAGACCACTGACTCACTTGGGGGAAGTCGATACCGTCGCCGATCTGCACCACCTGTGAGGGCTGAATGTCCTCAATCACCTTGAGTATCTTCTTGAGGGCCAGACCGTCATGGTATGGCCACTGGATGTCAGGCACGATCACCGTGTACTGAAGCTTTGTCATACCGACAGAATAACACATGCAACGGAGCAAACATGAACTACAGAGATCTCATGGAAGAAGAGGCCTTCGACGAGTACAACGACGTCAACTGGGTAGGTGAACTGAGGCTGCACCAGAAGGCGCAGCTCCAGCTTGCAGCCTTGGCGGAGGAAGAAAGAGAATGAGTGACAACAAGAAGCGTGGGACGAGCGACGTTGTTCTTATCATCGGCATCCTGCTGGTGATCCTGTACTTCTACAGTAAGGCGAAAGGTCAGTCATGAGTGATGTTGAGAAGGCTCTGGGTGCCCTCCTGGACGCTCTTAGGTGGGAGGCTGACACATCGCCCAACGACGACACCGCAGACGCCGTGCTGGCCGTACAGAGGGCCGTAGAGAGCGCCCTGGCATCCATCCAGGAAGAGGGAGCGGACTGGTGAACGTCCGGATTGAGGATGCGCCTCCCTATGGAGACTTCATGGGCTACCTGTTGATGGAGATTCCCTCCGTCTCGGGAGAGCTCATGGCCGTGGTCGGCGTGGAGGTTGACGGAAGCCGGTCGATCCGCACGGTGCCATCGCGGTGCATCGTGGATGCATGGGAGGAAGACTGATGAAGGTTCGAGTGGTAGGCGCACCGGCCTGGCAGGACTTCGAGGGTGAGGTCATCTGGTTCGGACGCAACGCTGATGGCGCCCTGGTGTGGGCAGTCAGGTATGGGCCCGAGCCTCTGGACTTCCAGATCTTCGAAGACCAGTACGTAGAGGAGGTGTGACGCAGGTCACATCTACCTGAGAAATTTTTCGGGGCCTTCGGTTGTTTCCTTAACTGTAAGGCCTTGAGGAACTGGTCACCAAGGATCGCGACCTCAAGGGAGCGCATCCGTACAGTAGCTACAGTCTGTACAGCCTGTAACGTTATGATCCCGTGATGTTTAGGGCTGTTCAGACTGGGCATACTTCTTTTAGTTCAGTAGTACTGATAGTTCTCTAGCCACCCCCTAAAGGGGTGGCTAGGATACTTATAGATCTTATAGAACCTACGGGCCAGCCTTACGGGCTGGCCCTTGGTCTAGGCGGAGGAGAAAAGATGCTGCTTCCCAGGCAGGCCAAACACCAATGGGAAACCGAGAAGGCTTATCACTGGACGGAAGACGCTGGCTGCGCCTTCCTTCCGCCAACGATGTTCATGGTTTGCAGCCCTGGCAGTGCAATCGCTGAGGGGCTGAGCAGTGCAGAGCTGAGGGACTTGAACAAGACCAACCTTGAAGCGGCTCAGAAGGTCTGCGGTAAGTGCCCTGTGATCAACGAGTGCCGCAGGGATGCAGACTTTGTAGATCTTCACGTGACCATGAGGGCAGGTCTTTGGCCTACTGGCTTTCCTCGTGAGGTGAAGACTGCGCCCTCAAGGCGCAGGCCTGATTCAGATCTTTGCGGTAGGGGTCATAGTGACTGGGCTAGGTACCCCAATAGCCCCAAGAAGGGCCGGTACTGCAAGACTTGCGCCAATGATGCTGCAAAGAAGCGCAGGGTAGAGAAGGCTCTTGCCGAGGGCAAGAAGTCAAAGCCCCGAGTCAAGGGAGTGAAGCGTGGTGAGTACTGCGTCAACAACCATGACAACTGGTATGCCTACAAGGGCAAGCGCCCCGAAGGGGGGCGCTACGAATGCAAGACCTGCAAGAACGAGCGAGACCGCATCTCTGCTCAAAAGCGGAGGGCTGCTAGACTGAAGGTATGAATCTTCCAGAGCACATCTCGTACAGTCAGTACAACACCTACACTCAGTGCCCTCGTAGCTGGTACCTGTCGTACATTCGGCAGGCCAAGCAAGTACAGACCTGGTACCTGCCCATCGGCACTGCGGTGCACAAGATGGTTGAGGACTGGATCAACCCGAAGAAGCACTTCGCTGGCCGCGATGGCATCAAGGCTGAGGACTACTTCTATCCACTCGTCTCCGCCCAGATGCAGATCGAACCTGATCTCTCTAAGTGGCTGGCGGGCGGCCCCAAGGCCGACCCGGTATCTGAGGGAAAGGCTCTTCAGAGGGTCAAGGATTGCTTCGAGAGAGCCTTGGAGTTCCTGGATGATGTGGATGTCTGGGAAGTGGAGTACGACGCCACGGGCAGCCTTCCAGGGCTTTCTGTGCCCATCAAGGCGTACATCGACATCGTTGGTGAGTACAGGGGGCCGATCAAGAAACTCAAGGGTCCAGTCGTTGACGACTGGAAGTCCGGAGCCAAGAAGCCTGATGACTTTCAGCTTTTGACCTACGGTGCCAGGCTTAAGCTGGACCCCAGATTCAAGGACCTGAAGTTCAAGGGCAGGTACTGCATGCTGTCTCCCGGTGCAGCAGTAGCTAGGCCGATCGATCTCTCTGCGGTTGACCCCGCAGAGATTGGCGCCAAGTACCAGAAGGTCCGGGAGGGCATGGAGTCCATGCAAATCCAGGCCAAGCAGAAGTTCATGTGCAAGATGTGCTTCAACCATCCGAACTGCATCGAGTATGCAGGCGTGACCAACCGGAGTGTGTACTATGACCGAAGCCGATTCGACCAGCCCCCCTTCTGAATTGAAGGTGCTGCGGTGGGAGTGGTGCGACTTGCATGAGGGGTACGACATCCCCATCTTCGAGCGCATCGATGGGCGTGAAGATACGTCGGCCGCCCTGTGGGCGGAGCGACTGGATCACCTGATCGACGCAATGGAAAAGGATGGTGTGCAGTTTGCCGGTTGCGACGACATCATCCACGTCTACAAGGACGACGACCACGAGATCGTTAGGCTGGACCGGTAATGACAAGCATGCGGATCGACGAGAACGCATCGGCCGAGCTGTGGGCCAAGCGCCTGGGCAAGCTGTTCGACGAGATGGAATCGGATGGTGTCGAGCTTCTTGTTGACGGCAATACCATCTGCATCTGCAAGGACGGCGAAGAGAGCTCGACATGGGTGAAGGAATGAACCAGGAAGGCATGGACGATCGCTACTACTTCAACGACTGGGGTGGCTGCATCTGCGACCCCGATGTGAATGCGTTTGATCCAGAGTGCCCGCTCTGGGAGTCCGGTGATCACGATGAAGAGGAAGAGGACTGATGGCCGACAATCCAAGTGGTGTTCAGGGTGAAGAGGAATGCTCGTCCGATCACTACTTGAAGAACGACGTAGTAGACAACCCCTGCACAGAATGCGGAGCCCAGGTCTGATGGCTGAGATCGAATTCAGGTTCCCGAGCGTCATCCCGTATGCCTACGTCAACTGGCGGGGTACCGAGGAAGAGGCTGCAAACCTCAACCCCGAGATGCTGGCGACTCTGTACGCCAACGTCCTGAGCAGCTTCCAGAAGGCCGAAGCGGAGGCTGCCAAGACAATCGTCCAGGGCCGCAAGGCGAAGCCCGACAGGCTGACGGAGGGCCTGGCAGAGGTGTTCGCCAAGCCCCTGCCAGCAGAACTCAAGAACCTTGGACCACAGCCTCTGACCGCCGTCTTGAATGAGATGCGTGAAGAGTCTGAGGTCAAGGAGGAGAGTGCCGCTCAGGAGATTCGGGAAGCACTCGGAGCCACCGAGATCCAGGACGTCAACGAGCCGCCCTGGAAGAAGCCTCAGAAGCCTTCCGGTCCCGAGCCCTGGGAGACCGACAAGCCCAAGGCGACCGTCACCCTGGACCTTGAGGACTGGTAGGCTGTGGCATTCAAGCGCCGCGATCCCAGCCTAACCCCAGCAGACATAGAACGAATCACCGCAGAAATCCTAGGAGAGACAAGCATGGCAACGTACGACGACCTGTTCGGCAGCAACGGCATCGCCACTGACAAGGGCAGCCAGAACTGGATGAAGTGGGAGAACGACGGAGAAACCCTGCTGTTCCAGCAGACGGCTGAGCCGGAGGTCTCTGACCAGAAGACGCAGGACGGCAAGGTCAAGTGGATGGTTCAGCGTAGCGATGGCGACAAGTGGGTCGCCATGGCTGAGGGATCCTTCGATGAGGATGCGGTTCACAAGGCGTTCAAGCCGAGGAACAAGGACATCAGCATCGCCGGTCGAGTTCTCGGCAAGAAGCTGAAGAACGGCGAGAAGGTGGAGGACTTCGAGGAGTTCGACACCATCTGGGAGCTGAAGTCCGGGGACTTCCTGGACAAGCTGAAGGCTGAGATGCTGGACACCGGGCATGGTGCGGTGACTGGTACCGTCTACGCGCTCAAGCGTCTGCGTTCGGATGTCAAGCCCTTCCAGTACAGCGTGAAGATCGTCAAGGCTGGCTGATGAAGAACGATGATCCGAGCTGTCTGATCACGGTTCTGCTGCTCGTCCTGGCAGCAGCCCTCTGGTACATCGGTAGCAAGTAGATCAAGGCCGGGCCCTTCGGGGCCCGGCTGTAGGGGTGGACTCTGGTAGGCCAGGCATCTGCAAGTGATGCCCTTGGGCAAGAGCCGGTAATTGAGGAGCCCGCAGGTTCGATTCCTGCCCACCCCACGCAAACCTGTACAAATCCACAGGAAATCTGGAGAAGAGATGCTTCTCATCACGATGGTGAATGGCGAAGAGCATAAGGTACCCTTCACTATGGAACTGCTCGATGAAGGCATTGACGGCCTGAGCTATGATCGTCTGCTGAATCGCTTCACGTACCTTAATCCAAGCGGCAAGCGAATCTCCGTCATCTACCGGCACATCGTGTCTATCGAGGAGATGTGATGGAAGTCCAGAGGAATTTCACCAAGGACAAGATCGTGGTCACCGCCAGTCCTGATGAGTGGCAGGATGTCATCAGCCAGCTTCTGCGCATGGTCCCCAGCAATGAGGCATCCGAGAAGCTGGTCAACTGGCTCATCAACCAGGGAGTTTTCGATCAGTGAAAACACTCCATCGGACAGTGAAGCGAGGGGTCAGCGCAGGCGAACCGCTGCCTGCCCCCTGGCCGATCTTCGCCGAGAAGAAGATGACGTTCAGGCGTGGCTCCATCTCCATGATTGCCGGTCCTCCCGGCTCCATGAAGACTATTCTCACCATGAACATCGTCAGGCGCATGGGGCCAGATGTCCCTACGATCTATCACTCCTCCGACTCCGATGACTTCACCATGGCAAGCCGTGCGCTTGCCATGCATCAGAACATTCAGACCGCTGAGGCGGAGACTGAGGTTATGATGCAGACCAGGAGCGCCTACGAGGCGCTGAAGGAATATCAGCACATCCGATGGTCGTTCAAGTCTTCTCCCACACTTGAGCACATGTGGGCGGAGGCAGAGGCATACCGTACCCTCAAGGGTACATATCCTCATCACACCGTCATCGACATCATGATGGACATCGACTATGAGGGTGCCGGTGAACAGAACTACTGGGCCCTCATGGCAGAGCTGAAGGACATGGCCCGTGAACAAGAGACGGCTATTACTGTCGTGCACCATACAAGTGAAAGTGCAAAGGGTGGATCACCTCCCCCCCGGTCGGCGATCATGGGGAAAGCGAACCAGCTGCCGACGCTCATTCTCACCCTCTGGGGTGACTCGCACGCTGGAACTCTGGATGTGGCCAGGGTGAAGAACCGCTTCGGACCACAGGATGCAATGGGTAGAGACTACTTCACGATGAAGGCTGACCCGGCTACTTGCTTCATCGACGAGAAGGAAGAGCAGGCCATGATCTTCGACTCAACCAAGCAGGAAGATGAGGACTGGTGATGTACGCAAGCTACGATATTACTGCCGTGATCGAAGGTCTCCCGGAAGGATTGGATGCCGATGACATCGACATGATCCTGTACAAGAACCTCAAGCACTCCCAGATCTCGATCAGCATCGTTGAAGCGGAAGAGGAAGAGTGATGTGTTGCGACAAGCCATGCCTCGTACAGGCATGGCGGAACGGCAAGTACGGGCTGGAGTGCATCAACTGCGCTACGTTTACGGAGACGTGATGAACTGTCATCATCACTGGAAGCCGGTATGGTGGGGCAATAGGCGTGGATGGCTCTGCGTCTACTGTGATCACTTCATCGAGGAGTCGTAGATGTACGAGATCTGTGAGGAGTTCGGTTGCCGCTTTGAGAGCCGAGCCTCATGGCCGTCAGGCCCCAACATGACGACCGTACTGCGAGTCTGCGTGGACTGCGAGAGTGAGTACGAGATGGAGGTAGAGGATCAGTGACACACTGCGGAGAGCCCATGGTCATGGCCTGGGAGTTAGGTCGAGTCGTCTATCAGTGTTCCAAATGCGGAGCGAAGGTGAGCTTGTGATGGCGCAGCGAATCTGTACAGGATGTGGCGGGGATGGGCAGACCAGCTATCCTCACGCTGCCTACGATGGGCACGGGAATCCGATCATCGAGCACGTCATCGAGACGTGCACCGTGTGCAATGGAAATGGGATGGTGGACGATGGAAGCTAACTGCTGGTGCGGTAGGGAGTATCCCTGCCTGGAGCACGGGAGTAGCAAGTGAAGCGCATCTCTATCCTCATCACTGAACACCCGGACCACTGGGCCACAGAAGATGTTGAGGATGCAATCAACTCCGCACTCTCTAGCTACTTCAGGGAGTGGGACTACGTGATCACGGTGCAGGATGTCAACGAATAAGCCGTGCAAGGACTGTGGGAGCGTCACCCGAAAGGTGACGCCCCCCGGGCCTCGGTGTGCTACCTGTCATCGAGAGCTCAAGGAGGCCCGCAAAGAGGCCGCTCACGAGCTGTACGTACTCAGGACGTACGGACTTAAGGCTGGCCAGTACGGGGCTCTCTATGAGGCGCAGGGCGGCGTCTGCTACATCTGCCGACGAGCTACCGGGAAGGCCCGGAAGCTGGCGGTAGACCATGACCACAGCAGCGGATTTGTTCGAGGCCTGCTGTGCAAGCCCTGCAACTCGGTACTGGCTCACCTTCGAGACGATCAGGATGCCGTAGCCAGAATGGCCGCGTACCTTAATATCCCCCCAGCGTGGGGTGTAGTTGGAAGGGTGAAGCCCAATGGATCTGACTGACGACGAGCTGAACGAGCTGCATAGCGTACTGTCGGACAAGGTCTATTACGGAGACGATCACATCGTCTACGGTGATAGTCCTGAAGCCGTCAATCTTCGGTCTGCTCTCGACAAGATACTCGACGAGTGCATTCGTCGCGGCTTCTGGTGGGCTATTCGACCCAACATCAGTACGGGTGACAAGTGAGACGGGACGGAGGCAAGCTGCCTCAGTACCCGGAGTATCTGATCCCGGTGCTGGTGAAGTACGAGTTCGAGGACGGCATCACCGAGGATCTGGGGCCGCGCCCCATTAGGTGCGCGTTCCATGGCGACAAGACACCTTCGGCTACTGTCAACACTGCCGATGGATGGTTTAGGTGCCACACGCACACCGACTGCCCGGCAGGCAACGCCATTCAGATCGTCATGAAGATGGAGAATCTAGAGTATGGCGCAGCTCTCGAAAGAGCAGAGGCAATCGCTGCTGAATACGGCGTCACAGTACGCCGAGCATCTACCCGAAGCAGCCGAATGGCTGGCGGGTCGCGGAATCGAAATGGATCACGCAAGGTTCGAAGGACTTGGGGTAGTTCGTAATCCCCCTGCCATCCATGAGCAGTACGAGGGTCGCCTTGCGATCCCGTACATCACGGACTTTGGGCCTGTGGCCATGTCCTTCAGATGCCTGCAAGACCATGACTGCAAGGAAGCTGGGCACGGAAAGTACCTCAAGCCCAAGGGGCAGCACACCACGCTCTATGGGGTCAGGTCGTTCGACGATGCCATCGACTGGATCGGTGTCACCGAAGGCGAGCTGGACTCTCTTGTCCTCCGCCAGATCGGCATTCCTGCTGTCGCCATTCCAGGCGCCAGCAACTGGGAAGACCACTGGTGCAACGTGTTCGAAGACCTGTCGCGCATCTATGTGTTTGCCGACGCTGATGATGCAGGCCACAAGCTGTACGAGCGCCTGCGTGATAAGCTGTCAATGCCGGTCCTCAAGGTCCGGTTGCCCCATGGTGAGGACGTGAACTCTACGTACCTCAAGTATGGGTCACAGGCAATCATTGACAGGATCAAGAAGTAGATGAGCAAGACCTGGAGGGCGGACCCCAATGCGGGTCCGCTCCTTCGCAAGCCTCAGTACATTCCGACCATCGAAGAGGAACTGGAAGAGATGAACCCCGAAGAGATCTACATCGTCGTCTCCGAGTGGAAGCCGGTCGACTCTCCGTATGAGCTTGAGGAGACTGTCGGGTATCACCGCACCGAAGCGGGAGCCATGGCCACTCTTCGCAACATCGCAGAGGGTCAGGGCTGCGATCCTCGGGAACTTGGCACTGGCAATGACACCGAGTTCCACATCGAGAACCCCAATCCTCGCACTGAGTACAACTCGTGGTACATCACGACTGGAATCCTGGAGGACTGAGATGAAGTGGAATGACATTCCGTTCGACGAGAACGCCTCGGGCGAAGTGAAGGGCCTTGAGTTCGACCTTCAGTACGAGGAGAATCGTCAGAGCGCTGAGCGTCCCCCAGAGCCGACTGGCCAGACCAGTTACGGAGAGAGTGAGTAGTCATGGCTAGGTCCATGCAGGATGTCACCACCATCTACCGGTTCAAGGTGACCACCACTGGTGTGCACAACCACGACAACTACCCCAATCTCAAGGGTAAGTCGTTCGAGGACGTAGAGTTGATCGGCCCGTATACCAAGAAGATGCCGTTCCGGGGCTGGGTCGACGCCAACTATGACGTGAAGGTGGAGTGCCAGCAGCTGGCGGTTGTCGGATATCTCGGCGAACTGGGCTGGAACACCATCGAAGTTAGTTATTACGAGAAGGAAAGCGACGGTGTCTGAGCACAACTGCACCAATCCTCCGCACTTCCCTCCGCACTGCGGCTGCCCGATAGGATGTCATGAACGTACAGACAACAGCCAAGATCCTCAGCTTCCTGAAGCTGAGGGACGTTAAGGCAGAAGACATCTACCATGTCGACATAGACTTTCAGACCGAAAGTCTGGACATCATCTACGTCTCAAGTGAGGGTACTCATCGCGCTCAGGAGCTGATGAGCCGCGAGGAGATCGAAGAGTTCCTGGAGTTCCTGGCCAACGATTTCAGGGAGATCAAGTGAGCAAGGATCCGAACAGCTACATCCAGGCCAGCGCTGAGACGCTGGCTGAGACGCTGCTCTCGAAGAACAGTGACTACGCTCCGACTGGAGAGTTCAGTAACTTCGAGAGGGCTGCGGAGTTCTCTGGTGCTCGCACTCTGGGTGTCATGCTCGCTCAGATCGGCATCAAGTTCACTCGCATCGAGACCCTGTCTCGCGACGTATACAACCCGAGTCCTCAGCACGAGTCCCTGAAGGACTCGCTCCTGGATCTGGCGGGGTATGCAGTCATCGCGCACGCCTACCTCTCCGCCAACGAGGAGCCGGATCATAAGTACGTAGACCCCAGCTGGCTGGTGCAGGATGACTGAGTTCCTGGACGCATGGGTGCACCACTTCGGGTGGCTGTGGATGCTGATCGGTCTGCTTGGATTCGTCGTAATCGTGGCGGTGTCCGATGACTGAGAAGATCTGCATCCCCTGCGGTGCAACGAACCCCAAGGGCTACAACATCTGTATCGGTTGTGGAAGGAATCTGCCGTGAACTTCGAACAAGAAAACCCCGGCTTCCGTCCGGTCACCATCACCCTGGAGACGGAGGATGAAGCAAAGATTGTCGCCGCCGCCATGGCTCATGCCATCGACGACTCCGACTATGAGGATGGAGACCTCCTGTACAGAATCTACAGGGGCCTGCTCGGCGTCGTTCCCAAGTGGAATGAGGCCTATGCCTGCAATGGTGATGTGACCATCACCAAGCGCTAGAACCCCAAGGGCTACAACATCTGCATCGGCTGCGGAAGGAATCTACCGTGAGTAGTCACTGCTGGCACTGGCTGTCCGAAGAGGATGGCGTGACCGTAGCTGACGAGTGCTGTCTCTGCGGCATAGTCTCAAAGTCTGGCGAAGACATCGAAACCCCCTGCTGGACCTTCGACGATTAGTCCTGAAACGCCAAAAAGGCCCGGCCCCTCCTGGGGGCCGGGCTCTTGGTTTTACTTGGGCACCTTGAAGTACTTGTTAAGCAGCTCGTTGATTGCCGGAACCTGATGCAGCCGAGTGATCGCAGCAGCAACTACGACTATCGTCGCACCAAAGCCCGCACTCGTCTTCACGCCCAGTGCGGGCAACATGACAGGGATGACAGCCGCCACAGCAATAAGAGACTGCACTGTGGTTCGGACAGTTCTCGTCGTTGATTCCTTCATCCATCATCCCTCCACCGATCCGTACTCACGGAGTCGTTCGACTTGCTCTGCTGTCTCCAGATCCAGGATGCCTGTTACCTGGAGTCCGAACAGGCTCTGAAGCCCACGGAGATGGCTTCTTGTGCCCTCGTCCATCTCGCCCGTCTCTGCCCACCCCAGAGCCTTTTGGACGTGGAGCACCACGTCCCGCTCCTTCTGGTTGGTTACTACCATTATGGGCCGTCTGATCCATGTTGGCGTCATGCTCCTACCCTATCAGCGATGCGCTCCACGATCTGCTTGACCTCTTCCACCGCAGCTCTCTGAGTCACCAGGTTCTCAAGGACGTCAACGCGTGCCCTCAGCCCCCGAAGCTCTTCCGTCTTGGATTCATTCTCTTCCGTGATGGTCTCGATGCGTATGCGGAGAAGGTCTATCGTCTGCCTGGACAGTCCACGTCTGCCCACACTCCAACCAGATGCAATGGCCACCAGAGGGATGGCCAGTTGCACGATGGTGTCCGAGTCCATTTTACCCCCTAGGTGCTCTCGGCTACCGTGCGCATAACGACGGTAAGGTATCCACCGATCGGACCATCAGGTCCCGGAGGGCCTGTCTGCTGGAACTCGAAGTCATCAATAACCACCTGGGTCACTAGTTGGGAAGCAAGCTCTTGGAACAGGACGACGTCACCGGCTCGGGCAATCGCTTCGAACTTCGACAGTCGCTCCTGGCAGTAGCCGTCGTAGCCGATTACCTGTCCGCCCCTGTCGGTCTCCTCGTCGAAGAGCAGGAACGGATGGGTGATGATGCGCTGGCGGATGGAACCAGGCAGGGCCTTGACCTGCCAGCCATTCATGATTGCTCCGATGCTGGAGTTCGAGACTCCACGGAACAGAGTGAACCGCAGGGCTATCCAGTTCTGAGGGCCGGTAGGCTGAGAGATCCCGATGTCCTTGGTCCCACCTCCTTGGGTGGGACCGTAGGTGACAGTAGGAATGACGCCTCCACCTTCAGTAAGGATGGAGGCTGCAAGATTGCCGTCGAGTGGACTGGGCACCCGGACACTGAAGAACTTGTAGAGCTTGGGCTCTTCGGTGTTGAACCTGATGCGACCAGTGTCCAGTGTTCCCTGTGGCAGCAGCTCTGTCGCCTGCTCTCTGACGGAACCGAACTGGTTGATGGCGAACACCTTGCGGTCCGAGTTGCCGAACATGGTCAGTGAGACCACTCGACCCGGCTCTCCCTGAAGGTAGATGTCACGGGCGTAGGCGTACCGTACAGCCCTTGTCGTCTGCTCCTGGATCTGGTTACCCAGGTCGACCCTGTAAAGCCCGGAGGAGCCATCGTGCTGGGCTGTAGACCCAGTCCACATGAACCTGTCGTTGCCGACAATGGCAGTGCATCCTCCGCTCACCTCAATGGTGAGCGGGCCGTAGGTGATGTCACCATTCGAGTCGATCTCTCCGACCCTGAAGCCCTTGTTGGTGGCGATGCCTACAAAGGATCCGACGTAGGTGTAGATCGTATTGATCAGCTCACCAGCAGGCATGGTTGCGGTGACGCCCTGCCATTCCAGGATAGGAAGGTTGCCCGAGTCCAGCGTCGGAGAGAACTTGTGGATCTGGCTGGTGGTGCCTGAGTCGCCTGCAATGTAGATCGAGGTAGGCCCGTCAGTGATGCTCCGCCATCTCCAATCAGGATCCTGCATGGTGTACGTGACAGCAGGCAGTGCAGCCGGAGGGCTGGCAGGGGAGAGCAGGAGCTGATAGACAAGGTTGTTCTTGCAGTAGATCAGCCGGTCCTTCACGAACTCGATGATGGCATTCGTGGTGGAGTCGGTGTAGATGGTCGTTGGTGCTCCGCCATCCACGCCCTTCACGATGCCAGTCGACTTGGCCACAATGTAGGTAGCACCAGTCGACGTAAGATCAAGCAGATCTTCAGCAGCTCCAGAGATGATCGCACTGGTGACAGTCGCAGTCTTCTTGTCCAGGTTGTGCTGATCCATCTGCCAGTAGGCATTGTTGCCAGCGTTGGTCACGTAGCCCTGTACGACATTGTTGGGCAGCGCCGTAGCCCCATTGGCTACGGAGTTCCTGAGAAGCTTGAGCTGGCCACTGGTCCAGCAGTCGATGCCCAGTGAAGTGGCGAACCGGTAGTTGAACTGATTGTCGTTGTCGGGGTCCTGATAAAGAACCCCTGCGCCACCATTGAACGTCGACTGCGACCGGAGCCACCAGCCTTCGAGGGACTGCTCGCCAGGCTCTGCAAAGTTGTCGAACTGTTCCTTGCGAATGGGTGCCATGCGGTTGGTGTGCGGACGATTGTCCGTGATGGCGGAGAGGAAAGGCAGGCCCGCAATGGCGTAGTCGTAGATGTTGTCCTGTGGAATGTACTGGCCGGAGCCAGCAGAACCCAGACCGGAAAGCTGATCGGGGATCTTGCGTACGACCTCCATTGCGGACCCCTTTCTTAGAAGTCGGTACTAGTGATGCTGTAGAACTTGAACGACTTGTACTCCGTAGACAGGGAGTTGACGTAGTCCTTCACTGCCTGCTTGAGGCCAGCATTGAAGGTCGGGTCATTATCAACGTCGAGATAGAAGACCAGATCATTCAGCGGAGAGGTTCCAGTGATCCGTGCGTTGACCCTGTAGCCGGGGTAGTCCATATTGCTCCTTACGAGGGATACGTAAACGTGAACCGGTAGGTTCCCGTGGTGTTGTCGATCGGGACACCGGCAGTCCATGCGACAAAATCGGCAGTTCCGTCAGTGTTCAGTCGCACGGTACCGTTTGAGCCAGCGTTGCTGATCGAGCCCATGAGTGCCTGGCTGACCAGAGCGTTGGGCCTGTGCAGAGATGCGACAGTGCCGATCTGAACGTCTGGAGACAGGTTGCCGGAAGGGCTGTCCGGCGTGATGGTGCCACCGCTTCGAGTAACTGCGATGACGATAGTGGTCATGCCCGCCACCTGCACTGACAGTGCGCTGGACGTGGTCCACCCGCTGGCTGCCGTGAAGACCGGAGAGCCGGAAGACAGCGTAGGCGTGAAGGTTGTAGGGCCGGTGACCGTCAGCGCACCCAGGTTGGCGTTCGGCGCACTGACGGTGCCCGCTGCCGTGATGCTGGCAATCGTGGTGGACCCACTGTCCAGGATCCTGAGAGGGCTGCCGGTCTGTCCGGCAGCCATCTTGATGTCAAGGATGGCGTTGGTGGGGCTGGAACAGTTCAGGTCCATGGTGCCATTGGTGTAGATGGCTGCCCTCAGAGCCGACGCTGCCGAGTTGATGAAGAATCCCTGGCGGGTTACATCGTCCAGCGAAGCAGTCAGTCCGTATCCATCCGCTCCGTTGTTCAGGGTCGCAGTCACTGAGCCACCGGAGAGCACTGCGAAGATGTCAGTGCCACCAGACTTGACCACTCGGATCCTGTACTGGTTGTTGATCGGGTCGATAGCCACTGCATTGACCACCCGGACCTGGCCGTTGTTCAGAACTCTGAACACCACAGGAGACAGCGTGTCGGGCTGAACGGTGATAGCCGAATCGGTAGGGTTGGCAGGATCTCCGACGACCTTCAGGGCGTTGTTGCCCACGTTGTTGACGGTGATGTTCGACAGGGAACCAGTGGCATTGATGAAGGTCTTGTTGCTCAGGGTCTGCACCTTGTCGGTGCCTACCAGATCCTCACCTGGAGCCAGCCCGTGAACTCCGTTTGCGGAGTTCTCGTGGTTCCTTGAATCAGCAAAGTCGCGAGCACTGGACACGTGACGCACCCTGGCGCCTGCATTGTGAGAAGCCGCTGAGGTGCCGTCCACGGCCCTGGTAACAGTCAGGGTAGTGCCTGCTGCACCGTTGACCTGAACAAGCTCCTCAGTGGCTCCCTCGTAGTCCAGAGCCAGGGTGTAGGGGGTGTTGGTCGGGAAGCCCGTAACCGAACCGACCTGAATGGACGTGGATGCGTTGGTGATGCCAGCAGAGAGGGTAGTCTCTGGCGCCACGGAGCTGTAGAAGCGGACTACCATGGTCTCTCCTAGCTGTTGAAGGTCTGGAAGTTCTCGTAGAGGCGGAACAGTCGGTCCCGCTCCTCGTCAAGCCGTCGCTGATACAGACCAAGGAAGTACTTGGACGCATCAGAAGCTGCACCAGTCGGAACGAGTGGGGCTCGCTCCGTGGATTCAATGGACTGCTGCTGGAGTCGACCGGCTTCCCAGCCGGGCAGCAGGCGCCAGCAGGCGCCGTAGGTAATCATGTCGATCATCCGGTCAGGCAGTCCGGTAGTCAGCTCGAAGTCATCGTTGCCATTGACCAGGACGTTGGGCTTCTTGGTGTAGGTCACCCGGATGTCCCGTCCAGGGACAATGCCGCCATCGAGGATCTGAATGGTCTTGCCTGTGGGCGGAGGCGTGGGCTTCACCTGAGAACCAGTGGATGCCTGGGGATTGAACCTGTAGGTCCTGGCCGGACGCCAGATGGCGGACGGGCCAATGGTGTTCCAGGTCACCTTGTAGACATCTTCTGCCTCCGCCGGGATCGGATACTCGTAACGAGCTGCCACGTAAGGGAACTCGAACTCTCCGAATATCCAGATGTCGGGATAGATAGCCCTGATGGTGTCGTTGATGGCTTCCTTGATGCGGACCCGAGGATAGCGAGGGTCAGCAATCGTGATGGCATCAGTCAGGTGAGGGGCTGGATCGGTGCCTTCGGCCCCTCTGCCGTTCAGGTTGGCCAGTACGCTGACAAGTCCGGTGGACCTGTCGACCTTCTTGACCAGAAGCATTTCATCATCGATCTCTACGATGCCCCGGGACATGTTGGTAGACGTCTCCGGATCACACTGGAATATGACGTCAGTAGCAGTCATGTCCTGGGACAGGTAGGAGATGGACTCTTGCACTCGGGTGTAGCCAAGCAATTGCTGCTTCACCCGCTGCGTGATCAGATCGAATGTAGCAGCCATGTTGCTCCTTAGAAGTCGGACACTTCGCCGTGGGCAACGGCGATGGTTACGGTGCTGGAAGGCGAGTTCAGTCTGAGCAGCACGGAGTTGCCAGGAGGCGCCTGAAGGGCTATGCCAACCTGACAGACTGACTGGTTGGAAGTGACTCCGAGGAGCGACAGAAGACCAACGGCAGGCGTCGAGAGAGATACCGCAGCCATTACCGATCCGTTGACCGGATCGGAGTTGGTTCCCTGGATTGTCACTGTCGGGGTTGCCTGCTGCGCACCTACATTGATACCGGCGGAGAGTGAAGAGGAGATCGAGATGCTGCCCCTCCACCACTTGCCAGCAGGAATAGTGATGATGGTTCCCTGGTCCGTCGTAGAGGATCCAGAAAGAATGCTCACTTAGCCTCCCATGATGTCAGCGGTGATGGTTCCAGTTCCAGCCTGCGCAGTAAGAGTGACACGTGCATACCGCGCAGGACGTCCGATGCTGTACAGGGCAAGGTTGCCAGCAACCGTCACGTTGGCCGTGACGGTACTGGACACCCATACGGTGCCGTCGATGCTCAGCTCCAGAGTGACCGTGCCAGTGATGGTTCCAGTCGCCTGTACGACGCTGGTGAAGTTGGCCTTGGCCGACCCCATGTCAACCGTGGTGCCCGTGGTGTTGACGGCCACGGCGCTGAGGGTCTTGCCGGACACTTGAGTGCCCGTGCTCACCAGAAGGGCATTGCCCAGTCCCGAAGTGGTGATCGAGGAAGTGTCCGTGCCATCGGTAAGCTTGACGTTCCAGGAGTTTGCCAGCGTTGGGCTGGTGCCACCGTTGGCAGTGACAGTGCCAGAGACAGGCTGAGTTGCCGGGAAGTTCGACACCGACACGGAGCCTGCGACTGTCTGCGTTGCGGGGAAGTTGGTGACAGTAACGCTGCCTCCGCCTCCGCCGGAGCCGACAAGGCTCCCATCCGGATTGACTACTGCTACTAGCTGCTCTGCCATCTCTTCCCCTTATGCCTGATAGGCGACGCCTGTCGCGTCGCTGGACTTCATCGCTTCATCAATCTGAGCCTGCTTGGTGCCACGAGGCTGGACGCCCTGGTTGACGGCCGACTCATAGTTGCCCAGCTCCTTGTCCCACGCCTTCTGCTTCTTGGCATAGTCACCGTTGACATGCGGGGAGAGCTGAAGGCTCTTGCTCCTCATGCACTCCCCGAATGTCCGGTGATCCTTGGTGGGACAGGCGGAGGAACAGCGTGCGCCCTTCTTGAACTTGCCTGCCATCAGGTACACCTACACTTCTCGAAGGGCTGCTTGCAGTCAGGGCAGCGTCCCTCAGCCATTCGGGAGCCCAAGGACTTCGAGAGCACCCCACGGAATGAGGATCGTGTCGGTCTGCGGTGCAACCTGCGGATTGGCCGACAGCTTCAGGAAGCGGTCATCCATCCCCAGAACCTCATAGTTCTGGAGAGTGCGGCCACCAGTAACCAGGTGGACCAGATCGCCCACACTGAGAAGCGGCGCATCGATCTTCTTCTGAACTGCCATTAGTCGTTGTCTCCTGCGCTGTTCGTCGTATAGATGCCCTGCTTGTGACTGTCATGGTCAGAGCCGAGCGGAGCCTGTTGGTGCATTGCAATGGTCTTGAAGAGGTTCGTTTCCAGGATCCCCTTCTCGTTGTTCTCAGTCAGAGTGTTATTGCCGCCCGGTCCACAGATGGCGCAGCAGCACTCATCGGGATGGAACAACGGAGGACACGGCTCCTTGGCCGGGTCGTACAGGTAGTGGGCCATTACTTCGCCTTCTTCCGTCCAGCCGCAGCCATCTTGGCCATCTTGGCGGCACCGTACTTCTTGCGACCAGCCGCAGCCGCAATGGCCTTACCCTTCTCGCCGCCGCCAGCGGCCTTGGCTACCGCTGCGAACCGTCCACCCTGACCAAGGGGTGCCTTCTTGTTGGGCTTCGCTGCCATGATTCCTCCTAGGACATCACGATCGGATTGATGATGCTTGAGATGTAGTCGTGGCCAGCATTGGACGGGTGCACGTTGTCCGTACCGGCAGGGCCTGGGGTATTCGCATTGCCCCAGTAGCCGAGGCCATTCCAGTAGGCCCAGGAGTTCCGGCCCAGTCCCCAGATGTTGACGTAGGCAGCACCGAAGGTGTCTGCCAGCCCCTTCATTCTGGTGCTGTAACCGGCGTAGATGCTGGGGTTCGTGAAGTGGCCGAAGTGCTGAGTGACAATCATGATGTCAGTGTCACCAGTGGCGTCCTGGCCAAACGCTCCGTCTTTCACTGCAAGCAGGATGGTCGACATGTTCCTCATGAAGGTCTCACTGTCGACAGTTCCTGACGTCGCGTCGTTCGCTCCTAGATGCAGAATGAACAGGTCGCAGGGATTCGATGGACCACCATTCCACTGCTGGGTCAGCGCCGAAGCGCTGGACCAGTTGGCGGAGGTGGTGCCAGCCCTGCCAAGGTTGTCCACGATGCAGCCAGTTGAGTTCTCCCCAGCCACTCCAATGAGGCTCAGAGGCTCTGTGGGAGCTCCATTCCAGGAGATGACCACCGTGTGCTCAACAGGCGCTAGGCCGGTCACTGTGGTTACCTGAATGGATGTGGTGCCGATGGTCACCGTAACGGGCACTATTGCTCCACCATCGATCTGGTAGGTGTAGTTGGCCCTCGGTGCTGCACCACTGATGTTGTAGATCTTCACGGTGCTGCCAGTCACCTTGTAGGTGGCAGTAGCTGCGGCCGTCGAGATCATGAAGCTGATGCCGGGCCCGAAGAACTGAGCGCCGGTAGTCCATGTGCCAGTCGTGGTTGCGAAGGAGCCGTTGCCTTCCCAGGTAGCCACGGCACCGGCCGTGGCGGACGAGATGACATCGGTTCTGGAGCTGGAGAACATCCCCGAGCCACCATCGCCATAGGTTCCCTGGACTGCTGTACGCATCTTGCCGACCCAGGAGTCGGTAATGGTGTTCTGTGCGTAGTAGCCCTCGGCTACAGAGGCACCGGCAACCATGATCTTGGATGCCTGAGTGCCTGAAGCATTGCGAGCCGGGCGCCAGAACTGTCCCCAGTCCGGTGGTACGTACACCTCCGCCTCGGGCTGTAGGTCTTCGAGCACGGTGATGCGCTGATCCTGACTGGTGAATGCGGCATTGACAGGCACATCCCAGTTTTCTGTGCCATGCGGAATTGGGGTATAGGTCACTCTCCGAAGCCTCCCTCACCGAAGCCGCCCTCACCGAATCCGGTCAGGGGCGTTGTTGATTCAAAGTTACTTTCATCGGCAACGCCTGAAGAGATCAGGCATGCCTTGGTTGCGTCATCTACTATGTGCTCGTATCCGCCCCTGAAGAAGTTCAGGCCCGCCGAAGGGGCGGGCCAGAAAGTGGTGTCCTGATTCGGATTGGTGGGGAGGTTGGCTGCCCCGAGTTCATCCGTGTACGTGTAGTACCTGACTTCCTCGTACTGACAGGGTGCAACCTCCTGCACCGAGATTCCACGGTCCATCCGATAGCGGACCATGAGGTCGTTCCAGGCAAAGGGAGCCTCGGAAACCGTGCGAGTTGTGTATTTCCACGTAGCCACTTGGCTCCCTTTCTCCTAGTTACGTAAGGCCGACAGAGCTGGTCGTAAACCAGTTGGTGCCATCAGAGATGAACTCGGCTCGACCGCTGGTTGCAGCCACCGTCTTAGTGGCCAGGCCATCGAGAGTGGCAGGAGCCACCGGAGTCAGAGTGATGGCGCCCGCAGCGGCATTGACTACCGAGTACTTGCGGCCAGGCTGAGTCTGAGAGACCAGCGGAAAGTTGACCGTCTTGGCGGCCGTGTTGGTGTATACAACGACGCTGTCATTGGGGGTGAGAGTGTCGGTTGTGCCGGTCGCCGTTCGAGTGGTGAACGACGTATTGTCGAAGCCAGACATTGAACCTCCTGTTGATTGTTTACTGAAAGGGGGACTTTACTGGTCGAGTAAAGTCCCCACATCAGGCAACTACTACGCGGTCGGGCGCAGAGTCGAAGTCGTCTGAGCAACGATCAGGGACTCCGGACGGTACAGCGACCAGCCAGCAACGCCGTACCAGCCGAGCGGCTGGAAGCGGGTCAGCTTGTCGACGACCGGACCACGGACGGTGTGGAAGTCCTCAGCCACAGCCTCAGCCAGAGCCTGCTGACCGGTGTAGTACGTGTTGTACACACGCGAGGCACCAGCCGGAGCCGAAGGACCGGAGTACGCAGCGCCGGTCTGGGCACTCTGGGCACGAGGAGTCTCGATGTACGCAGCGCCCTCGTAGGACCCGATCTCACCGGCCCAGATGTTGTCAGCAGCCGAGTAGTTGTGCGGGTCACGCCAGGCCGCAGCGCCAGTTTCCTGACGCAGGTCGAAGGAGACCTGCGGGTGGATGTAGGCGGTGTACAGCGAGCCCTTGTTCGGGTGAACCTTGTTGGTCCGGAGCTGCACGGGGGCGGTCCGGGCGATGACAGAGTTCATGGCAGAGTTGCTGATGTTGACGTCAGCAGCGCCACCGATCTGGTTCAGGGCAACAGGGTTGGTCGGGGTGGTGCCGAAGCCGTAACCGACCGTGCCGGTACCAGAACGCCGAAGCGTCTGGGTGCCCGCAGCAAGAACGTTCTGAACGATGAGGTCGACAGAGTCGATCAGGTTCCATGCCACCTGGTTGACGAGACCGGCAGTCACGTCGGTGAAGCTGAACAGGTCCAGCTTGTTGGAGACGAGGATCGAGTTGCCATACTCGTTCAGGGTCACCGAGACAGTGGTCGGGTTACCGGCCGCAACGGCGTCCGGGTCAACCAGCTCGTTCAGCGGCGTGATCTGCTGAGCGAGGTCCTGGTACAGAGAGAAGACGACCGAAGAACCAGGCATCGCCTGCTGGACAGGTCGCTTGTCGGCGACCTGTCGGAACATCGGCTGTGCACGCAGAGCGAACTCAAGCGCGCGGTCATAAGCAGTCTGGACAAGGGCAGCCATTGCCCCAGTGCCGGTAAAGGCGTTAGCCATGTGGGATCACTCCTAAGTGAGAAGGAGTCTTACTGGCCAGGATTCAAGTTGTTCGCCTGAGCCATGGCAGCAATAAGACTGTTGAGGTCATTAGCCTGCGAGATAGCAGCGCCAGCAGCCTCGAAGTTGCCGAGTGGCGTCCCACTCTGACCGGCTTCATTCATCTGCTGATACTGCTGCTGAACCTGCGCATCGAGCGCAGGGGCAGGCGGAGAAACGGCAGCAGGGGTTCCCTGGTTGCCAGAGCCGAAGGCGGCTCGCATGGATTCAGCCCATGCACGGGCCTTCTCCGGGTCGGGCTCTCCCTGATACAGGCTCGCTGCATCCGGAACTCCCAGTTCGCTGAAGACGGACGAGAGCTTTTCCCTGGCACGCTCTGCCTTGATCTCCGCAAGCTCTGCGAGGATCGCGTCATTCTGTGCCTTCTGCGCCTTGTAAGCCTCCCGCAGCGCCTTGGGCCCATCGTTGTGGCCAGGCTCAGTCGACTCGGCGGTCTCGTCGTAACCCCATGCGTCGTTCATTTGATCTCCCTAGGTTGTGGCGCCATACGCTCATCAGGGGATGATGAGTTTCGCTCGCCTTCAATGTGATCCCGGACTGAAGTACAAATCAGGGGGCCGGTCGATCCCTGATTCGGCCCGGATGGGGAGAATCGAACTCCCGTGAACGGTTTTGGAGACCGCCGCTCTGCCACTGAGCTACATCCGATTGGGCCCCGGTAGACGTCCTTATCTCATACGCCTTGTAATGGATGCCCCCAGAGCGAGAGTGCGCATCCATGCTTTACTACCTTGCTCCGCCCCGCTGGCCAAAGCCAGCACGGGCACCACCAGCAGCGCCACTGAAGTTGGCACGCTCCTGAGATGCAAGGCCCTTTCTCTTGTTCACCGCCGAAGCATTACCCCGGAAGGTAGCCTCTTCGGCTTCTCGCTGCGTGTAGCTGGTGCCGTAGATGGATGCCAGATCCTTCATGGTTCCAGCCTCCTGGGCAATCTGCGAGTAGCCCTGAGCGGCCTGATCGGCAGTGATGCCAGAAGTTGCCAGAGACTCGGCATACGTCTGGTCGAATGCCAGGTTGTTCTGAAGGGCCTGAGCCCCGATGGCAGCCGTTGCGGCCGCCTTCTGAATATACGGAAGGGCCTTCTTCTGATCGAGGAAGTAGGAAGTCAGCTCCCCGTCCGAAATGCCCATGGCATTCAGAGCCTTCTTATAGTTCGGATTAGCGAGGATCGTAGCCTGAGTAGCCAGATCCACCCTCGTCTGAATCTCTGAGGGGCTGACGTTCTTCCCGATCCAGGAATTGAAGTCGCTAGGCTGGTCATAGAATCCAGACGGCAGTCCGGCTGACTCCATGATCTGTCGGTAGCTGGCTTCCGTAGCGAGGTATTCACCCGCAGACAGGACAGGCAGGCCTGCCTTCTTGCGAAGCTCGTTGCCTGCGAAGCGTTCCTTGTACTCCTTGGTGTCCTGCAAAAGGATTGAGATGGTGTCAGCGCTGTACCCGTTCTTGACGTAATCGTAGATCTTGCCTGACAGGCTTCCCAGTCCGTAGCTATTGAACAGCGCCGAGACCGCCGCAAAGGCGTCTCGGTTGTCACCGCTCAGAAGCTTGTCGTACTGGCCTGTCACCTTGTAGAGCTCGTTCTGATTGGCCACATTGGCCTTGGCCTGGTTGTCCATGGCCTTCTGCGTAGTAGCCAGCCGCTTGTTCAGGGCCGCTATCAGAGCCTTGGAGTTTCCCTTGCGCTTGAGCTGGGCCTTCAGCCCCTCTATCTGCGCTCGGTAGGCAGAGACTTTCGACTTGCCAACCTTCAGCTTGAACTCAAGGTCACCTTCTGTTGCCATCTACCCTCCTAGTTCTTGACACCGAAGTCCGCAAGGACCTGGTGGGCTACCTGCATGAGACTGTTCTGGGCATTCTGGGTGCCCTTCCAACGGTTGTCGGATCTGAGGTCGTTCTCGAACTGCCAGAGAGGCTTGACCGCATTGGCTCCAGTCGTCTTGTCCTTGTTCTGAAGAGCCTTCCGGATGGTCGGATCGAACAGATTGACACTGCCTGCTGGCAGCTCAAGGATCTGAGACATGGACTGCATGTAAGGAGCCGCCAGGTCTGCCACTGTCTGACCTGCATCGAGCTGCTTGGACCACTGACTGAAGACGCCCTTGGCTGCATGCCTGATCTCATCCTCGAAATCCTGCTGAGTAGCCATCCCGCGCACGATCAGACGTGCGCGGTCTGCGAACCACTTGCCATTGAAAGCGACACCCATCTGGTAGGCGTAGGTCTTCAGCTTCTCGATGGCCTCACCACCCTCGCCGCCCCAGTCGTCATCCCCGAAGGTGACGAACTTGCCCAGTTCATCCCGCATCTGGGCATCTGTCCAGCCGTTCAACATGGACTTCATGGTCCAGTCGTCCAGCTTCTTGGACAGCTTGGAGTTGACGGTAATGCCGAGCTGAGCAGCCATTTGCTTGATCTTCACGCGCTGCTGGGCAAGCTGCTGCTTGGCTGTGGCGGGGTCGCCGTACTGGAGGATGAGGAACTTCCTCGCAGACTCAGGCTTGGACTTCCACCACTTGGTGTCCCGAAGGCCTGCCTGGAATTTGGCTGCCGTCCATCCGCCCTTGACTGCCTTGTCGAACAGCTTCTTCAGTTCAGGCACTGAGTTGAACAGAGACTCTACAAAGCCATAGCTTTCAGCAGTCTCTGACCGGCTCATTGGTGCACTGCCTCCACCACCTCCGCCCGACGAGGCGGAGGAAGAGCCACCAGAGTTCTTGACTGTGGCACTGGAGCCACCGTAGTACTTCTGGTAGGCACCATTGCCGTAGGTGGACCAGGGCCCCCAGTTCTTGCCGCCGTTGCTCATCTTGTAGGCGACTCGGGCATTGGTCAGGGGATCGAACAGTGCGTCATTGGAGCTGAGCCCATACTGCCGACGCCTCTCGGGCCCCATGCCTCCCAGCATGTTGATCTGGAAGAGGCCATAGGAGTTGTCGCCCGTACCAGCGTTGCCGTTGTGGGCCCTGGCATTGCCTCCGGACTCGGCCATCGCAATGGCGTAAGCCATCTTGAGACCGTCACCCTTGAAGCCAGCCTGCTTGAGAATGCTCATGAGGTCCATCAGCTACCGCCTCCGCTCATGAGTCCCATGTCCCGAAGGATCGAATGGCCTACGTTCATCACTTGGTCCTGCGCTCCCTGAGTGGAGCGCCATCGAGGGTCATTCCTCAGCATGCTCTGGAAGTCCGGAAGGTTCATGCCTGAAGGCTTCCCGTCCTTGTCCAGTCCATTGAGTGCATTGCGGATGGTCGGGTCCATGAGGCCAAGGGGAGAGTCGGGAAGCTCCAGCTCCTTGGACATCAGTTGCTGATAGGGGTTAGCGATGTCCTTCATCGTCATGCCCGCATCTATCTGCTCGCTGTATCCAGGGAATGCAGACTTCGCCTGCTCTCTGATCTGGCTCTCGAAGTCCTGACTGGTGGCCATCTTCCGCACCACCAGCTGAGCCTGGTTCTTGATTGCCTGGTCACCGATCTCGACGCCCATTTGGGCGGCGTACTGCTTCATGGTGAACTCATGCATGCCAGCCTCACCCTTGAGCGTGCCATCCTTGGTGAATGTCACGTACTGACCAAGGGCATCCCGGATCTGACCTTCCTCCATGCCCGTCCGCATGACAGTGTCAACGACACTCTTCAGCTTGGACTGAGGAATGGCCGCCCCCATCTGGGCGGCCAGCTGCTGGACCTGAGTAGTCACTGCAAGCTGCTGAGCCTGCCATGTGGCAGGGTCTGTCTTCTCCAG